ACAATTAATGTAGCATCAGCAATACTTTCTACTAACGGTTTTAATTCTGAAATTAGAGCAGAAATTTGCTTAGATTTTTTCTTTTGGTTTTCATATATTTCCTCTAATAAACTAGAGAATGTTTTTTTACCAAATATAATATTATCAAATTCAGCCATATTTATATAATTATTTTACAATAAATATAGATACTTAAAATTTTACATATCCGTTTTCTAAATAAAACGCATATCCGCGTTTGAATATGTCGTATAATGAACTAGCAATTTTAGTAATTTTAGGAGTTTTAACATCAATAATTTCTCGTATATAGATATATAATGCTTTTTTATTAAATATATCTAAATGTTCACGTTTACGAAATAGTTCTAAAATAGCATCAGCTGCTTTAGCATCATTTTCTTTAGGAAACAATTTAAAAATATTACTAGTACAATACTCTACATATTGATCTATAAACCAATATAGCTTATCATGATTATCATTTGTATTAGCTACATAAGTTATAGATTCATCATCGTCTATATTATCAATATTTATTTTATCAATACGTTTTTTATAGTTTTTAGTATTGTTTATTATAAGATAACGTTTTGCTATAGTTCCAAAATAAGAGTACGCTTTAGCGCCTTTATCTGGGTTAAATAGATGTATTTTAGATAATAAAAATGTTATTACCTCATGTTGCAAATCTTCAATATTATCTACTTCTGTATAATAAAATTTAAAAGTATGAATAATATTCTCAGTTAATTTAAAGAATGCCGGATGAATATCATTGTTATATATTTTACTTTTTTCTGCTGGTGGTATAGTATTATTATATTTAACTATTGCTGCTTCAGTTTCTGCTGTAAAATATATAGTAGAGGGTTTCTTTTTAGTTTTTGTCATATTAAAAATTTCTCAACTTATATTGGTTTATAATTTCTTGAATTAATTTTACTTTTTCAAAAAACCAACCTATTTCATCGTCATTTTTAAATAGACCTTGTGCATCAATTTCTTTTAATTTTTTATCAGATTCGTTAATAACCTCATCCATTCTATCCATATATTTTTTATATGAATAGATAATGTCTTCTGCTTTTTCATTTTTACGAAGCAGGTTAAAGGTCGTATATCCGAAGATTACGACCAAAACGCTTAAAATACTAATTAATACTGTTATCATAGACTATCTAACATGTTTTTTAAACTATCGCTTTTTATAGTTGATAAAGCTTTAGCTTTTGCTGGTAATGGTTTAACTTTTTGTTCTGTCGTATTTTTGGTATTTGATTCTCCAAATAACTCATCATATGACGATTTAATTGATTTTGGTTCTTTCTTATCCAATGTAAAATTATTCTCTGGCTTAGGCAAGTTACTTTTAAATTTAGGTAACCATTCTTTCTCAAATTCAATCCTTGCTGCCATCAAATCAGCTTGATGAATAATATAAACTAATGAAGTACGTGGTTTAGTTTCTGGCAGATATGATGTTAAATATGATTTATTTGATTCTTCATATAGTCCATCATGTAATTTAATTGCTAAAATCTCGTTTTTAGAAGCGAAAATACCATGTGTTGTTAACATATATAATCCTCTATCAGGTACTGACATATATTCTAAACGATCATTAAATTTATATTCTTCACCTAATTTATCTCTACGCCATTGATCTGTTTGAGGAATATATGATTCATGATATTCGTCACCAATTTTACCTAGATCATGATTTAAAGCTGAAAATATTAATTCTTCATAAGTATAAGTAGAAACATCTGCTCCCATTTCTTGCCAGATATCATGTAATTTCATAGCACAATTAACTACCCTATTAACATGATCTACATAACCTCCTGGAAATGCATTATGATATTCTTTCTTATAAGATGCAGGCATTAACATAATACGCTCCTGATATTTGTTATAAAAATCGAGCAATTTAGTTTTGCGTTCTCCTGTAATATGTTTCTCTATTAAAGAGATCATATTATCCCAGTTGTTTTGAATTTGTTCAGCTGTTAGTTTTGTCATAACTTTTATTTTAAATTTTTTTAATTATTGTAATCCGTATCCTTCATCTGGTGATAATGGTTCTTGTTGAATCAATGATTTCATTTCAGATAACATTTCTTCAGTCGTATCAATAGTATTGAAATATTCTTCAATAGGCTGTTGTCTACTAACCATAAATCTTAATGTTTTTAATTGCGCCTCGATATTCTCTATCTTGCGCGTTGTTAATTCTCTATATCTCATGTTTGTATGTATTTATATATCTAAATATGTTCCATTCCTACCCTTTATCCCATCTACTCATTTCTCATTCTCTTATCTCTCAGTTTTATTCTATTATTCCTATACTCGTAATAGTAATATAATATTATTTTAGTACAGAGCCAAACTTAGGTTAAATTTTCTTTAACTATATTCTGGATACGTAATAAAAAAGAACATTTTTCATATTCTTCAGTTTCTTCAAAATAAGAAATACCAAAATGTAAAGACTCTAATAATGTGGGATTTGCATTGTTTTTTATTATTTCTAAATCTAAGTCTTGACCTACATTAATTTTTCGTATAAATTCGTACGCTTTATTGTATATAACAAACTTTCCTGCGCTATTAATATCATTTATATCAAAATCAGGGAAAGTGGATTTAAACGTACTTAAAAGAGTCTTATTATATGTATTATAATTGGAAATTAATTTATGAAACATACCTAACCAAACTACAGGATGCTCACGATATTTGTCAAAAAACTCTAGCCTAGCTTTTAAATCATATTGATCTAAAGCATCTATTCCTAAATCATCATGACTAGATGATTCAAATAAACCGAATATTTTATTTACGTCCATAATAAAAGAAAAAACCCAACCAGTGTCTAGAACGTCTTCTAGTCTTTGTTGGGGGTGCTAATGTAAGTTATGCCTTGGGCTATTCCTTTATTTAGCTATAAAGCCACAAAATTTGAGCTGATCTTACGGTAAGCTTCGTGGGTGATCATTATTTAGACTCAACAGAATCCACAACAACTGAATCTATTGCTGCTTCTACTGAATCGGTAATAACTATTGTTGAGTCTGTTGATTTTACTTCTTTTTTCATTGACTCCCATTGACAAGCTGTCATTGTCATAACTGCGATAGCAAATGCTACCAAAATTAATTGTTTTTTCATTTTTCTTTTTTGTTTTAAATATAATATAAATACTTTTATTCTCCAAATTTTAAATCAACAATATTAATATCTTCTACTTTTGATAATAGTCTATTAAGATTATTAATAATATATTGTTTAGTTATTTCTGCTTCTACACCGTTTTTATAATTCATTCTTAAACCTGAAGCTAAAGTTAACCAATCTTGTTCCCAATATAATTTCTTTGTTTTAAATACATTAAGTAATGTTTTTAAATTATTATTTTTCATTAACAATTGATTAAATTCTGTCTTTGAAAATCTATCTGACATACGATACTCATTCATTAACAATGATAATTTAAGTGTAGTTATATCATCTAATAATAAATTAGATATCATTTCAAAAGCTAATGAGACACTATTTTGATCAGTACTAAAAAGCATTTGTCTTAATATTTTTTCATAATCTTCATCTAGTTTAATACCATCTTTATTAAAATCTGCAAATATATCTTCATCAAATATTATTTTGATATTAGGATTATAATTTAATAATTCAATTATTTCTATAATGCTTTCTGTTTTTCCTGTTTTTTGCTTATCAAATATAAAAGTTTCAATAAATTCAGAATTATTTATCAATTTCGCATAATAATTAGGCGATGTTTTTAATTTATTTAAACTAGATTCAAGATCAATATTACCATAACTAGTATGGTATAATCTTTTTATATCATCTTCTACTTTACGATAATTATTATCATTATTATGTTTTTTAATAGATTCTTTTGATAAAGATTCATTTATTAATAATATTTTTTTTAATTTAATATTTTCTACTATTTCTTCAAATATTTTTTTACTAAGTAAAATACATGTGCTTTGTTCAATACGAGATGTTTTTCTTAAATTATTTTCTTTTAAGTATTCTTTTAATTTAAATCTAGGTATATTAGATAATTTACCTGTATATAAAACGTCATTAAGTTGAATTTTATGTTGAGAATTTCTAATTTTTATAATACCGTCATTTACTGTTTGAATTTGAGAAGAATCAATAATGCATACCGTATTCCAAGCACTAATACTATCTTTATATGTTTTGAGATTTGAATCCCACCAAAAACTAACTGAGTTTGAATTGATAATATTTATTTTTTTCATTTTTATTAATTATTAAAGTTAAAATAAAATAGCCCCTTTACGGGGCTAAATTATAAAATTAAAACACAATTTATTTAGTTAAATATTTTACTAATTCTTTATTTAACATTAAAATACTAAATTTATTTGGATTTGAATTATAAATTGATTTTACCATTTGATAACAAATATCTGTTTCAAATATTTCTTCTGTTACTATAATTCCTAATCTATCAATCAATTCACGTTCAATTTTATTTGTTTTAGAATAAACTTCTAAATAATTAGCAATACGTGTTCCTAATGTTGAAGCAATATCTGCTCTATAACTGCTACCTTTATTAACTAATGATTTTAAAGTATTTAAAACATATTTTTCATCTTGACTAAATATATTTTGTGGTGAAATCATTTTATCTAATTTATTATTAATAAACATTGTAAATAAACTAGCAAATTCTTGTCCAACACTGCCTTCACCTATCATTTGGATTAATGATAATTGATCATCAAATGATTTAATTGAAGAAATAGAATTGAAAAACATAACAATACTACGTGCATTAATTTCTTTAGTAACCAATTCTGGATGCATCAATAAAAAATTAATACATCTATTATCTATACCGTTTTCTTCTGCCCATTTACCCCAACATTTTAAATCAAATTTAAGATTAGCAGATATGAATCGTGTTTTTTGTGCATTATCAATACTATTAACTAAATAATCACCATTATCTGGATTTGAAGTTAATATAATATGCCAATCTTTAGGTAATTTCCAACTAATATATTGTTGTCTATCAATTAGCTCCATTACAGCTTGTATAA